AAGGTGATGATGATATGACAAACAGCGAAATGTTAAAAGAAATAAAAGAAGGCTTGAACAATGTTCTAGGCGAATTGACAAAAGGCGACGACAAGGAAGAAAAAGAAGAAAAATCTTACAAGTCGGACATGAAGGAAATGAAAGAAGAGAAAGAAATGAAGAAAGGTGAAGAAGATGCACTTGCTTACATTGAAACTCTTGAGAAATTTGCTCATGAAAGCGGAGTAGACTTAAATGCTGTCCGTGACCACTTCGGCCTAGAAAAAGCATACATGCTAGAACAAGGTCAAGGTGGATATAACCATAGAGGCCAAGGTGACGAGATTGGATCCGGCGAGGATGCAACTGAACCTGCTTATCCATCATTGCCTTCCCCTAGTGGAAATCAGCATGTCATTAAATCTCCAAGCGTACCAAGCATGGGAATGAATGCACCTTCCGGCAATGGAAATGTAATCAAGCAACTAACTCCTGAAACTCTTGAAAAGGGTTACAGAACCTACGCTGCTCTCCGTGATGAAGAAGCACTAAAGGGTCTTGTAGAGAAAGAGTGGAAGAACAGATATGATGCTGAAACACAAGAAGCACTTCAAGTTAGAAAGCAAAATGATGTTGGACTACAACTAAATGCGCTAAGAAATGAAATTGATTCTCTAAAGTCTGGTGCATCCGACTTAGTAAAGAGCGATACAACTCCATCAATGCCATCAACACAAATTAGAGTACCAACTCACCAAGAGTTTGCTCAAATGGGCAACGATTTAGAGGGATGGAGAGCAGCCGAAGCATTGGCTCAAAGAGCATTAAGAGGCGAGTAATTCTAAAAAAATAAAAAAAAGGTGAATACGATGACACAAGGATATATTAGAACAATAGAAGATATGGAACGCCTGTATTACGGTGCAGGTGCTGGAACAAACGCATGGGCTTACAGTGGTGCTGACTTACTCAAGTCGGACTCCCCGTTGATGAGCAGTACAACTGGTACTTACCAAGCAATATTTGGAAGAAAAGTATGGTCGCAATTGAATCAAGAATTCAATGCCTTTTCTATACTACCAAAGAAGCCTTGGGAAAAATCAGGATGGCGTGTTGTTACCGGCAGACCTGGTGAAGCAGTAGGGCTACCTGAGAACGGTGTCCTACCAGATTCCACCAAGCCTACATTTGAAGAAGTCAGCACAAAACCAAAGACTGTTGCTAGTAAGTTCGACCTGAGCGAAACTGCAATGTTCCTTGCTGACAAAGATGACGGACTTGGCGATGCTAGAGCAGTTATCAAGATGGAAATGTCAAAATCTCACGCAGAATCAATTAACAAGATGTTGCTTAGAGATGTAGATACTGTTGCACATAACAACTTTGAATCTCTCGACAGGGCTATGTCCTCATCTTTTGATGAAGTTGCTACTGGTGCTAACGCTGCGGTAGATAATGCTACAGACCACAACCAATACACAATCTCAAGAACTGCCGGTGCTACAAGACAATGGTATGATGCTAACGTAGATGCTGATAACGCTGCTAACCGTTCTCTATCACTTAACATCCTTGATGGAATGTTTAGACAAGTATGGGAACGTGGAGGTCAGCCAAAGATTATTCTAACTGGATATGATACTATTGAAAAGATTCAACAACTTCTCCAGCCTCAACAAAGATTTACAGAAATGAAGAGAGTTACTCCTTCAGTAAATGGTGTACAAGGAATTCCTGGTATGGAAGGCGGATTTGTAGTAGCAACTTACAACGGTGTACCAATTATCCCTGCTAAAGATGTAGCACAAGACGCTGGCGGTATCTCAAGAATTTACATGATTGATACTGACTACACATACTTTTGTACTGCTAAACCTACTCTCTACCACGAATCTGGAATTGAAACTGGCGACCCATTCGGTATTAACAGGCTAGGTCAAGTTGGTCTATTCCACACAATGGGCGAACTATGGCAACTGTTCTATGGCGCACATGGTAAAGTAAGAGATTTGAGTGCTTGAGGGAATTAAAGGAAAATAAATAAGGAAGTGAAATGATATGGCAAATGGAAATTTTAAAGCAGGAACAGAAGTTAAATTGATTTTAGACACCCCTCTATGGGCGGGCCAAGGTGGACTTACTAAAGTAAATCCTGATGGCGTAATTCTCAGTTCAGGTGATACATCTTGGCATCCAACTGGATCCGGTACTGCAAAACCTACACTAAGTCTTGGAATCTTAGAAGCAACCATTGATGATGGAGATGCTGCTTACGTTCTTGATTTAGCAGATACGTCAAACCCAATAGTTGTAACTGAACTTGTTGCAGTTCTCGGCATTCTTAATATTACTACCCCTGGGGGTAATGCTCTTACGGCTGCTGGAAGAATACACAAACCAACACAAATCAAGGCTACTCCCCCTGCTGCGGGTCAAGACAACGATGTAGTTAGATTTACATTCCTATACCGTTGAGGCGGTTTTAATGGGAATTAAGGTTCAATATCTTGGGAATAGGGCTTATTGCGAAATCCTAGTTGGTACGCAGAAACAAGGCTTTAGTCGCAATATGATTAAAGAACTACCTACTGACTATGTTGAGAGGCATATACGCCCTCAGATTGAAATAGGCGGTTCTAAAGCATGGCTTATCGTAGATGATACCGAAACTAAATCAAAGGCTATGAAAGCCGTTGTTGAAGAAACAGCACCTGAACCAGTTGCTGAAGAAACAACAGGTGTTGATTATTCATCAATGACTAGATTTCAATTGATGGCTATTGCTAAAGAGCGTGGGCATACTGTTAAAAATACTACAAAGAAAGCAGACCTTCTTGAAATGTTAAGTGAATAGAGGGATTGTCATGAGTGATGTTAATGACGGCAACTTCTACTTAAGTAGAGCAAGATGCAATAGGCAGACTGTCATATTAGAAAGTACAAGTGCAACAGCATTTGAAGGCAATGTTCAACTCAATGGCAAAATAAGTCAAGTTGTAGTAGATTATGGTTCTTTACTGCCTTTACAATCCGGCTCAGGCACAGGTGTATTTCAAATCAGTAGTGATGTCACTAGATCGCATTCAAGTTCAGTTGTTCCTTATCATAAACCTATAATGGGTATAGATTTATCCCTCAGTCAAAATGAGGCACTTATGGTATTAGACGTAACTCCTGGTTCTGACAATGATAGGGCTGGCAACTTCCCTGCTTTTTCTAATGTATATTCCGATGGTTCTTATGGCGTTATAGGTCAATTTGAAGGAGTCGCTATTGGAAAAACATCTTGGAATGGAATGGTCCATGGAAATGTACACCTAATGTTTGGAACAATGGGGTCAAGCCCTGTTACTGCTGCAAACGGCACTGTTAAGGTAACAATCTATCTTGGATAAGCATATACTTAGGCAAATAATAAATAAGAATACACAATGAGGATTAAATATGGCACTAGCAATAACAACCGATAGACCGAATGTATTTGGAACACTATATGTAATGAGTGGTCGTTTCACTGGCGCATCAGCAGATTTTGACATTCCTTTGAATAACCTAGGAACTGTTATATCTTTCAATGTGACTCCGCTTAATGCAGGTTATCCAACAGCAGCCTCCGCATCAGCAGTAGACGCATCTGGTTCAAGCCCAGTTGGTAAAGTAGACTTCGCTACAACCGGCGCAGCCGGAACATGGATGGCAATTGGAACAAGGTCTTGATTGGGGGAATATCCCTTGCAGCGATTAGAAGTTGGCGAAATTGATTTAGAATCGTCAATAGAGATAAACAAAAGACGCAGCAAGCGTATGTTTGAATTGGTTTCTAATCAAGGAAATATTAAAGAAAACGAATCTCCATTTAGC